TATACATACGCACGATCTTGAGTTAACGGTAGGTAATATATACTATTTGGTTTTTGTACATCATAACCATACGGATTGTTATACTATAACGGGTACAAGAAATAACGGACATTTTGAAATAAGTACGGCTAACGCCTATAATAATTGTACAACTTGCCAAGCGGCGAACTAAAAATACAACAAACTAAAAACTAATTTATTATATATATATGAAATCAACTGATATGTTAAATAAAGTAAAAGAAATTCTTGGGGTTGAATTATCCGAAGAAAAAGAAGTTAAGTTGGCACAAGCCGAACTTGAGAACGGGACTATCATAGAATCGGAGAGCTTCGCCGTAGGCAACGAAATCTTTATAGTTACCGAAGATGAGCGTGTTCCTTTACCTCCCGGTGAATATAAATTAATTGACGGTGAAACTATAATCGTTGAAGAAGAAGGTATTATAGCCTCTATTGGAGCCGCTGAAGAAGCTCCCGCCGAAGAAGAAGTAGAAGCGGAAGAAGATAAAAAGGAAGATATGGGTTACGCTACTAAAGAAGAGCTTGAAGAAGTTAAAAAAGTAGTAGAAGAAATTAAAGCTATTCTCGATCCAAAACAAGAAGAGGAAGAAATGAGCGAAGAAGCCGATACAGGCGTTAAGTCCGAAGAGACTACAACGAAAACGGTATACGCTAAAAAAGAGGATATGGCTCAAGTTGAAAAGGTTACTCATAACCCGGAAAACGAGACAAATAAAAAAATGAATCTATATTCTCAAAAAAGAGGTAATAGTACCTTAGATAGAGTAATGCAAAAAATATCAAACTTTAAATAAATAGAAAATGTCAACAAAAATAACAACAAGTAATAGCGTATTAAGAGCGAGATCAAAGCAAACTACTTTGACTACAACTCAAGATATCGAAACTAACGACGCCGGAGCGGAATTCAATATCGCAACGGATGCGAAAGTAATGACTCTACCAACGATAACGGCAGAGAATATTGGAGCAGAGTTTACTTTTAGAAATACGGGAGCGGACGGTAATAATATTATTACAATTAGCCCGGCGGCAACGGATGCAATACACGGAACTATTGCGGCAGTATCTTCTGGAGGAGTAAACAACAAGGATTGGATCAATACAAAGGCATCTGCTAATAAAGGTGACTGGGTTACTCTTAAAGCGGTAGCATTAACCGACTGGTATATTACAGGCGGAGACGGAGTATGGGCATCTGAAGCATAATAAAATAAATAAACATAAAAAAAATATACAATGGCTACAACTAATTCATTAACAACCAGTTACTCAGGTGAGTTCGCAGGACAATACATCTCGGCAGCTTTATTAAGTGGTTCAACTTTGGACAACGGATTAATTACCGTTAAACCAAACATTAAATTTCAAGAAGTAATCAAGAAAGTTGCTTCTGACGATATCGTTAAAGATTCTACGTGCGATTTTGATCCCACATCAACTTTAACATTAACTGAGCGTATAATTACACCGACAAATCAGCAAGTAAATCTGCAACTTTGTAAAAAAGATTTCCAAAACGACTGGGATGCGATTTCTATGGGATACAGCGCATTCGATTCTTTACCAACTTCTTTTGCCGATTTCTTAATTGGTCACGTTTCTTCTAAAGTAGCTCAAAGAACGGAGCAATCTATTTGGAACGGAGCAGCGGCAACCGCAGGACAGTTTGGAGGATTTAAAGAACTAATGTTAGCCGACGCTGACGTAACCGATATTGGAGCCGTTGGTGGGGGAGTAAATTCCGGAAATGTAATAGCTCAACTCGGTGCCGTTATAGATGCCGTAGGTAGCTCGCTTTATACAAGTGATGACCTTTTTATCTATGTATCGCAGAACGTAGCGAGAGCATATGTAAGAGCTTTAGGTGGATTTGCAACTAACGTAGGAGCTGCCGGTATTAACTCGGACGGGACTCAATGGTATACCGGAGGAACTTTAAGCTTTGATGGAGTAAAACTCGCAGTGGCGAATGGTTTAGCGGATAACACGATGGTTGCCGCAGAGAAAACTAATCTTTATTTTGGAACCGGATTACTATCCGATCAAAACGAAGTGAAAGTTATAGATATGGCGGATATTGACGGAAGCCAGAACGTAAGAATTGTTATGCGATTTACAGCAGGCGTTCAGTACGGGATTGGATCGGACATCGTTCTTTATTCTTAAAAATTAATTAACCAATAAATTAGGTAGGTAAGCCATAAGTGCCTACTTACCTTTTTTTATTTAAAACACAAACAGATGGCGTGCGACCTCACTCTCGGAAGAAAAGAACCCTGCAAAGATGTTGTAGGGGGTTTAAAAAATGTGTATTTTGTCGATTTTGGTGATCTAGGTACGGTAACCTTAACCAATGACGAAATAACGAATATAACTGGATTAAATCAAGACGGTAATTTAACGGCGTTTAAATATGAGTTAAAAGGAAATAGTAGCTTTGAACAAGCTATTACCTCTTCTCGTGAAAACGGAACGACATTCGTTGAACAAACTCTAACGCTAACTTTGAAAAAATTAACGAAGGAAGATAATAAAGAGCTGAAATTACTGGCTTATGGTAGACCGCACGTGGCGGTAGAAGATTATAACGGTAACGTCTTTATGATGGGCTTAGAACACGGTGCGGAAGTAACCGGGGGTACGGTTTCAACCGGTGCGGCAATGGGTGATCTTTCGGGATATACTTTAACGATGGCGGCTTCTGAGCTTGCACCTGCAAACTTTATGGATTCGGATACTAAAGATATCGACTTCCCATTTAGTGTAGTAGACTATGCGGGATTAGACGGTACTGTATTAATTACTTTAGGTACAAATACTTAATAGATTTTTGTTTTGATAAATTAGGGGGTTTTTAGCCCCCTTTTTTTATTATACTGCTAAAGCGGAGTAAAACTTATTAGGTTCGTAAAACTTTATAATACCGTACCATTTTTGTCCGCCGTCATAACAAACCTCGATAGTATTGTTTGGAGCTACTATTTTAGATTCTCCGTATTGAGTACTTTCTAAAGTATCAATATACCAACCCGATGGTGCATTTTCTACTTTTAAAACTAAACCTCCCGGAGTATAACTAGATCTTTCTAAATAAGCTTTGCGTCCTTCTTGATCTTCGCCTATGTATTTGCGATTAGCAATTTTAGCAGCTTTTGCAGCTTGTCTTTTGTTTTCGTTTATTGTAAATATTTCTCTTGATGTCATTTTGTTTGTTTTTGTTTTACTTTGTAAATATATAACTTATTTTGTTATAAACAAATAATTAACAATTTATTTTATATAGACTCATTTAATTTAACAAAAAACGCCTTTTATTATTATATATATATGATAGTATTGCAAGAAACTAACAACGCTCAAAATATAAACTTTATACCTAGAGAATATACCGCCGGAGCTTCTTATACTTTTAATATAGTAGACGAAACTAAAAACAAAAACGTTTATAGTCAAGCTAGTACCGGAGTAAGTCAAAATCTTTATTATAATAGGTATACCGCTTCTTTTACGGCTTTAAAACAAGGCGTATATTATATGCTTACCGTTTTATCGGGTACAAATGTAATTTTTAAAGATAAAATCTATTGTACTAACCAAACTAACTTACCTCAATATACAATCAATAGCGGAGAGTATACTTCTAATAATACTACAAACGAATTTATCACAATATAATGGATAACCTACATATAGTTAATTTGGCTTCTTATAATCGACCGCAAATAAGCGAAGATAAACAAAGAGAATGGGTAAATTATGGGGACGATAATAATTACTATCAATATCTTATAGATTTATATACCAATTCTACGACTAACCACGCAATTATTAACGGTGTCGTAAATATGATATATGGAAAAGGGCTAGACGCTTTAAACAATAGTAAAAAGCCGAACGAATACGCCGCAATGAGATCAATAGTATCTAACGATTGCCTACGAAAAGTTTGTTTAGATCTAAAACTATTAGGAGAGGCATCTTTTCAAGTTCTTTATAACGATAGTAACGTAGTAAAAGCGGAGCATTTTCCAAGACAAACGTTAAGAGCCGAAAAATGTAACG